CTTCAACAGGCGCAGGCAAATTGCCCGGCAAGCCGGTATATCCCGGCGGGATGAGCGATATGAAAATCTGGTCAATGTCGCCTGCAAAGACTGGGTCTGCCTCTTGTGGCAAAAGAAACCCGCCCTCAAGGTTGCTGAAGTCAAGCATGATTTCGGCATCTTCCGGCGTGCCAACGGCGTAATTCCAAAGACGGATGTACCAGCTTTTGGCCACGCCTGTTGCATCGCGACCGTTGATGGTGAGCGTTGGGCCGTTGACGGCATCAAGCGGCATGATACCCGCCGACCGCCACCGGAATTTCATCGTCAACCGGCGGTAATCGCGGTTGGTTTCATAGGCCAATAAGGGGTGATCCCAATGATCGGCGCTGTCCCAGATCAATCCGGCCAGATCATCGCTGCGATAAAATATGGCGTCCGCACGCAAAGATTCCGGTTCCGTCGTGACCACAGATGCCATCATCGGGCGCGGGAAATTGACCGTCCAGAAACGTGGATCAAAGCGCATGACGGGCACAGATTTCTGCTGCCGTCTTTGGTCGCAAAGCCAATATGCCATGGTTCAATCCCGCGCCAACGCTTGCCGAACCGCGCGCGCCACATGCCGCGAAGATCGCTCAAGTGCTGCAGGCGCGCTGCCCTTGCCCGAATCCGACACGTTGATGGTCAGCCGCACGTGCGTTGGCGCACCGGCAGCCCCACCCGTTTCGATACGCCCGCTGGTCGTTGGAACGAACAGCTCTGGCCCGCGCTCACCCACGCGGTACGCCCTGCCTGGCGACACTGGACCGCCCGTCGCACGTCCCGGTGCGCCAAGTGCAGCGCCCAAAAATGTACCCAATGACGCAAGCAAGCCGCCACCGCCAGATGCACCGCCATTCATGTTATTGAGCCCTGCCTGTATCGCAGATCTGGCAATTTCCGAAAGCACGGACAGCGCAACCCTGCGCAAATCTTCAAAGCCGAACTTCCCGCGCTGTATGGCACCGGCAAGGCCGCGTTCCAATGCGGAGCCTGCGCGTTCAAGGCCATCGGCAAAGGGGCCGTCAAGTTCAGCACGCATCGTCGCTACGTCGCTTGCAAAGGCGCGGGTATCGGCGCGGACCGATACGACCAGCCTGTCGATTTCTTCGTCCATCATTGGTCTCCGGTCGCTTTATCTGGAAACAGCGACATCAGTTTTTGAATCTCGTTCGGGTCAGGCGGGGCCGCGTCTTGGCCGTCGGCACCCTGCAAAATGCAGAGCAGCTCCGCTGGGGTCGCATTCCAGAATTCGTCCGGACGCCACCCCAATTGTAGCGCGCAGATCGCGCTTAGCCGCAATGCGGTTTCACCAAATGTCATCGCCCGCTTAAAATCTGCCCAAGCAGAATTTTGAGCGCAGGCGTCATCGCCGCAAGACCCGCTTGCGTCAGGCGCTCGCTAAAGTCGGCGCGCGTCACCCCGGCATCGGCGTCAGCTCGGCAATGCCAAAACAGACTGACCATTTCCGATAGCTTCAGTCCCCCCGCAGCCGCACGTTCGACCAAGGCGAAGAGCGGCCCAAGTTCGTCTTCACAGGCCACCAAAGCCGCGAAGGTGGGCCGCAGCAATATATGCCCGCCTTGAACCGCAATCGTCGCCTCACCGCGCAGGGCATTGGCTGGCCGGTTCATAAGGATGTCACCTGACCACTGCTTTCAAGCGCCAGCGTATAGGATCGCTCGCCATTGAAATCGCCGGCATAGTCCAGCCGCGCGACAAGGAATTTGCCACGCAACCGGTCACCGCTTTCAAAGCTCAATTCATAATCGTCGAGCAGGCCGGACAGTGCGTTATTCTTAATCCGCGTCTCTGCGGTCGATCCGGTAAAGACGCCAGCGCCGGAAACCGAAACCGAACGCACGCCCGCGCCCGAAAGCAGCTCGCGCCACGCGCCGCTGCCTTTATGGGTGATGACAACCGGATCGCCATTGATCGACAGTTGCGTGGTGCGTAGCCCCGCAACCGTTGCGTACACAGGCGTCGATGTGCCGTCGCCAACCTTCAACAGGAAGGCGCTTCCTTTTTCTGCAGGCATAAGCCTTTTCCTTTCGAAAATGCCCCGCCAAGCGGCGAGGAGATATGTGATTATGCGCCGTTCGCGGGCGTCAGATCGCGAGCAACCGCACGCGGTACTCAACCAGCCCGGCCCATGGCCCGGCCGGATCGCGCACGACCATCGACCGCAGGAAGACGAGGCTCGCGATGCGCCAATCCGGAAGGTCGCGGGGTATGGCCGAAACGGCGTCCTCGACATGCGACATCAGGTTGGACAAGCGGGTGGTGGACTCGCCATCGTCCCAAACCGTCAACGCCAGCCGGATTTCGCGGCCCGCAATGGTCTTCGTGCTCCAATCGCTGGCGATCCCGTCGTTTATGGCGACATAGGGAAATGCTGCCCGCGGCGGCGGACCGTCATACACGCCCGTCAGCGCATTGGCCAAAACGGGGTGCGCTGTCAGTGCAGCCACTGCGGCTGCCTGAAGCGTGTGCATGGCGCTATTCATCGTCCAAAATTCCTTAATTGGGGGTCATCGAGCATGCGTCGCCGCAGGCTTTTGCCGACAAGGCAGATGCCATCGCCGATGCGCTCCGCATTGACGCCAACGGGGCGTGGTGCCTGCATGAGTTGATCGCAAATGTCGTCAACACGGCCTTCCGCCAATGCAGCGGCCTTTGCTGTGATCCGGTCCGCGTTCACCGAACCTCCTCACAGGTGAGCCGCATCTGTGCTGGCGCAGCGGGATCGCTCAACACCGCGCGCACCGCGAGATATTTGCCGCGCCATGCCAAGCGCGTGGAAAGGCCCACACCTTCACGCTTGCGCATGGTCACTTGCCAGCGCGGCAGGGCCGACAAAGCATCCGCACGGCTTACATCGCCGGGCATTAAGGGCGAGACCGCAACCCATACCTGCCCGTCATAGCGATATTTGCCCGATGCCCCCGCCAGACTGTCACGGTCGCCAAGGCGGGTTTCGATATCCACGCGTTCGCGCAGATTGCCTGCAAATTCGCCGCTCATGCAACGCGCATCCGGCGCCAGGGTTGCAGCAACGCCAAGGCAGCCGCTGGCGGGCCATCGTCGCTGGCGCTGTCGCGATTATTATAAAAATAGCCCGCCAGCCGCAGGAGGCCGAGCCGGAGTGACTCCGGCAAGCTTGCCCAATCGGTCGCCAAACCAGCGGTCATCGATATTTCCACACGCCCGGCACTGCCGGGTTGAAGCACACGGAAATAGGCTTCGCCTTGTGATGACAGTTTCAGCTCCCATGCCGAGCTGGCAAGCGCAAAAGTTGCACCGTCGGCTGGAATGCCCGTCACATTGGTGATCGCATGAACGGGCAGCGTCTGCAAAACCTGCCATCCGCTGCCCGCGGTGACAATTTCGGTTCCCGCGCGGCGCAAAAGGGCCTGGCGGGTAAACTGTTCCGCGTGACCAATCGCCGCGAGGATCGCCGCCGCCAACGCACTGTCGTCCATGTCCGCATCGACACGCAAATAGGCTCGCACCTCGTCCAGCATCACGCTGTCGAGGCCGAGCGGTTCCATGCTCAGCATTTCAATTTCCTTTTTAGATAATCCGGCAGCCCATGGCCGTAAGTCCGGCCTTTAATGTGACTGCTGAACCCGCGATTTCAGACCGGAACAGCAATTGAACTTGCCCCGCCGTCGCACCCACCGACACAATGAAATTGGCCCTTATCGGGATATTTGTGTTGCCAGCGCGCACACCCGTTGTGGCACCTGTCGTTACCGCGTCGGCAATTTGTTCGGTGCCGGTAAGCATTGTTGCATTTGACTGATGAACGGCCATGCCAGCCACGGTCCCAGAGGGGATATCGAGGGCAACCGCAATGCCTGTTGTGGCTATCGCCGACTGAAAGGTCCCGATAAGCTCAACAAGGTACATGGTGTTGGCCGCAGCGGCGAAAGACAGCCCCGTCGCAGCGGCATGTGTGACGGTATTATTGGCAACGTCGGCGGCAAGCTTGATCCACGTCCATGGATCGCCACCGCCTTCACCCTGCTTCGCGGCGGGTTGATGCGTGCTTGCGCTTGTTCCGACGGTCAGCCGCGCCTCGTCGGTAATCAGATACACTTCACCCACGCGCAACGCGTTGGCAGCAGCAGCGGCATCGACTTGCGCGCGCGTTCCCCGTTTATGGGAAAGGCTGGGCATCAGAATGTTCCGCAGTCCACATCGCCCACCGCCAGCGTGACAAAGGCGTTCGCGGCATCTTTCGTCCACACCATGGAGTTATTCAGTCTTATAACCCCATCGGTTCCATTTGTGCCCCAAATATAACCAGATGTGCCGCCTGCAACCACCGCCGCTTTTTCATCAACGTCAGACGCAGGGATGTTCAACGCCGCTTTGAACGCGTTGACCGTAATCTTCGCTTCTTTTTGGCCCACTGCAGATGCGTCGTGCAAGATGAGGAAGTCCGCTGCGCCATCGACTGACGCGACGGTCGCAAGATCGTCAATAGCAGGCACAACGGGCAGCCGCGCCGTCGCGCCAGTGGCGATGTGCAATGTGCCACGATCGGTGGTAAAATGTGCCTCACCCGCCAACATCGATGCTGTCGGCAAATTGGCTTTCAAGCCGCGCTTTATTTGAATTCTTGGCATATATGATCCTTAATTAAATGTGCCGCCGTCGATGATATCGGCCACAGGGCCAGTTGGCCCAGTGGGTCCCGGCGGCCCGATGATGGTGGGAACCGACCCGATGGATGACGCCGATATGGTCGGTGCAAGCGTGCCATCCGGCCCGCGCCAGCGCGCCAATATGGTTGGCGGTGGCTGTCGCCATTGCAAAAGCATCGTCATGCCGTGACGCTTTCGCGCAACGTGATGCTGATGCTTTCGGTGATGATAACCCCGCCGCCGACCGCAATCCGCGCATCCGCCAGATAATGTCCCGCCGGCAAAAGCGCGCTTTGCGCCGCCCCCACCGTCAGGTTCCATCCCGCCGGCACGTCACCCGATGCTGTCCGCGGTATAATGTTAAAGGCAGCAGCCACAGGCGCGGCGGCGCTCACGCTTGTCCGGCCAGGGGCCACTGCCTTCATCGCCGCGCTGATCGCCGTGACGGAAAGGGGATCACCCGTCACAGCGTCAAGCGCGAGCGAAATGGTTTCGCCGCGTTGAAAAACAAATATGGTCATGTCGTTCTCCGAAGGGATCTCCCCACCCATAGGCGGGGAGATTTTCGCGCAATCAGGAAATGGCGAACTTCATCACTTTGATCGCTTCCGAATTGATCAGCGCGCCGCCCAAACGCTTGGTTGCGTAGAAATGGACATAGGGCTTGTTCGAATATGGATCGCGCAGGATGTTGGTTTCGGTGCGCTCGGCAATCAGATAGCCCGCCTTGAAATTGCCAAAGGCGATCGACAGGCTGTTGGCCGCAATGTCGGGCATATCTTCCGCCTCAACCACGGGATATCCCAACAGGGTATCCGGCTGCCCCGCGCTTAGGCCCGCCTGCCAAATGAACGCACCATCGGTGGTCTTGAACTTGCGGATCGCCGACAGCGTAGACGCATTCATCACCCAGGTTGCACCCTGACGATAAGGCGCGCGCAAGGCGTGGACCAATTCGACGAGCTTATCCTGCGGGTTTGAAGTGGCAAAGGCACCCGCCACACCCGATGCGACATGTTGAAGTGTGCCAAATGGACGTGTGGCATCGCCTGTCACCGCGGTTGGCGCGGTCAAAAAGCCCTTGGGCTTGTTGCTACCATTGCCATTCACAAATGCCGCGCCTTCTGCCTTTGCAAATTCGGTCGCGATTTCGCTGGCGAGCCAGCTTTCCACATCAAACGCCGCATCATCCAGCATCGCCTGCGTCGCCGCTGGATTGGCATAAAGCTCGCCAAAACTTGGGACGATTTCGTTGAAGGTCGGCGTCGCGGTTTCGGGGCGTGTCGCGGTTTCCGACGCCCAGCCCGACGTCACACCATTTTGCGTCACAAGCTTGCGATAGCCCGACGATCCGACGCGGACGACATTGGCAATCGCACGGATGGGCGAG